TGATTGTGTAGGTTCCGTCCGAAAGTCTGTACAGATTCTCTGCACGGATCCCTGGAGGCACATGCGAGAACAATCTGTCTGCCCGGTTATCTCCGAACAGGGTGGCGAAAGCGTAAGTCGTTGTCTGTGGCACACGGAAGATGCGGGACTTGACCCACACGGTTGACGAGGTGCCCGTTCCGCTGCCAGTAAGTACGGCAAACACGGTCCTTGCCCCATCTGCGGAACCACCAGATGTATTGCTGCCAGTTGCAGTACGGATGCTGATGTGGAATGTGGTTGTGGTTTCGCTACCGACACCAGAACCAGTAGCAGTTCTGCGGTTGGAGAGGACCTGAGAAATGGTTGACGAACCAGTACCTGCAGATGCCACGCCATAACGCTCAAGGAGTCCGTTACTGGAAGTTGCTGATGCTCCTGTGCCGGAACCCGTAGCTTGACGCACACGAGAGATAAGGAAGAAAGCATCAAAGCTGCTGCTGCCAGAACCAGTAGCGGTGCGTTGGAGAAGAGCAATGCGACCATCTGCAGTCTCTGTGCCAGCACCAGAACCAGTAGCGGTTCGTGCTACAGGCTCACCAACATAGAACCTGTGTGTAGTTACAAAGGGTTCTGTAAACCCGATTACTGCTGTAGATGGCATGGGGTTATTCCCCTACCAACTAGTCAAGCGTCAGAGTGAGAGAGGTGATCTGAAAGGTGTCACCAGCAGTCACAGCAGCGGACGAAGAAAGGCCACCAGTCCACAGGCAGTTACCAGCCGTTGAGTCATCCCACAACGACCAATGCGTGTAGGTCTCTGTGTTCGGAACGTTCGTCCACGACATGGTTGCGGAAGTTGCCTTCGAACCACCAGAAGCAGCGGACCAGGACGCAGCCTGGCGAGAGGTATTTGCTGCAGCGTTGGACGTACCAGCCTCACCGGGGTCACCCGTGTGTAGCTTCACGTAAGTGCTGGCAACAGAGAAAGACGTGCCACTCAGCGTGTCAAGAAAAGCAAGTTCTGCGTAGTTAGAAATCGACATGTAAACCTCTCTTTCAGATTGTAGCAGAGCCCCCGGTTTCAACCCGGGGGCCCTCTACATGCTTACAGCAATGTTATTGCTTGTTAGCTGTTTGCGCCGATGCTGGACGACGACTCGATGCGACGGAGCGATGCCTCACGGAATCGACCGTAACCGCCGAGCCAGTACCAACCCAACGGCTGCAAGCGCATGAGGTAGTCGGTGACATTGCCACGAACAACCTTCGGCATTGCTCCGTTGCCATCCTGGGTGCTGAACGCCTTTGCAAGCGCCTGGCGGCCCATGATGTGGGTGCAGTACACATCAATCGTTCCGGTCGAACCGGAGCCGTCCGATGCGTTGGTGAACACCTTGGCACGTGGGGTCTCAATGAAACGGACCGACTCGAAGAGACCGATCTCGCCATTGTAGATTCCCGTCGGATCAACGTAGTTGGCAGGCGTACGCCATGCAGCTGCGTCGGTTGCCGAACGGAAGTCGTACGACACGTCTGGGTGGATGAAGCCGATGTACGAACCATTGAAGGTTGGCACGTTGGCTGCACGCAGCTGGGCGACGACCTTGCGAACGTCGTTAGCTGCGACAATGTCCTCAGCCTGAACCGTCGTGCGGCTGGACGGATCGGTCGATCCACCCGTTGCGTACACAACGTTGCTTCCGGCTGCAAGAACTTCACGGACAACCTGGTCCATCGAATCGCCAGCGTTGTAGCCAATGATGTTGGCTGCTGCCGAGTCGACATCCAGGAACGCCGTGCCACGGAGCTTGGCCGTGGTAACGACAGCGTTGCCGTATTCGTTCAGGGTGACGGTCACCTGGCTGTCCGAGAGGGCAGTCGGGGTAACGTCGGTGACTTCGTTGAGAGTGCTGGTTGCGGCAGCAATGTCATTGAAGATGGTGAAGGTAACGCCAGTTCCTGGCATTGCCTGTGCGACTGGCTGAACGTCTGCTGCCTGGTCGAACAGAAGCTCCGAACGCAACGCAAAGTATGCGAGGCGATCAAAGGCTACCTGGTCAATTGACAGCGACGAGGTTGTGGTTTCGCCGGCCATTGGTTATTAGCTCCTTGTTGCTAGATGATGTTTGACTGATTGGCTTTCGCCTGGGCCAACAGCTCCATCACTTCACGCTCATTCTTGGCGCTAGCGATTTTTGCTGCGTAGTCGACCACGGGTTCCGAAACATCACCCATCGCTGCGGCATTCCCCATCCGGTTCCATGCTGCCTGTTCCTGCTTGGGAACCTGCTGCTGACTTGGAGCGGTTTGGATGAGATTTGCTTCTGCGGCGGCTGCTCGGATTGCATCCGGTGAAATTTCGCCATCGTAGCCCTTGACGAAATACTTTGACATTGGCGAATTCAGGTCGATACCTGCCTTCACAAAAGCCAGTTCTTTCTTGGCTGCTTCGGCCTCGTCCTTCATTTGACGAAGAGACTTCACCTCGTTCTCCAGCTCTCGCATTCTTGCTCGAACAGGATTCCGTGCACCTTGGTCTTCTTGCTGAACTTCCTCTTCATAGAAGTCTTGTTCGGCCATGACCCACTCCTTCCGCCCACACCTAGCTGGAGGGGCCAGGTGGCTGCATATCTCACCCCTGTTTGCACATTGAAACCGGGGGATTTTCCAATGGTTTTCCCTTATGGGAATACAACCAAACTACATCAGATTATGAATCTGTCAAGGATTAGATCCCAGACTTTATTGCACCACCAGCAACTTGTCTCTGTGCGTACTCTCCACCACCAAGGAACTGTGCCTTACGTCCACCCTTGATCTTCTCAAGCTTCTTCATTGCAGCAGTATCCGTACCAGTAGCAGCACCAACAAGTTCCTCATCAGTCAACTGAACTTCCATTGGGTTAGCACGACGCAACTCATTCATCTGTGAGATGGTCGTGAAAGCCTTCTCCGCCTCAGCTGTGGTGACACCCTTCTGGGCAAGCAGTTCAGCCTGATTCTTCTTCAGGTCTACGCCAGCCATGTTCTGGGCACGGGCCATAAAGATGGATGCCTGGGCCTGACGCTTGTAGTCAGCGGATGCCAACAGAGGACGTGCACGTTCCGGGTCAATGAAGTAGGCGACAATGTCTCCGTCACCGATACCGTACTCTGTGCGCAGTTTGTTGATGACTGTCTGGTCGGCATCCTGAATCAAGGAGTACGCATCCTTGAGTCTGGTGTTCAGCTCGCTGACAGAAACGTCACCCTCGATCAGCTTCTGGAAATCTTCCTTGGTGTCGTAGAACCCAGTTGGCAGACCGTTGGCTGCCATGGTTTGACGGTAGGTCTGCTCCAGGGATAGGTAGGTTGCTGGGGTCAGCTCGCTCAGGCCACGGGCTACACGGGCTGCGTTGGCTGCGAATCGATCCTTGTAAGCCTGTTCTTCCTTGATAGAAAAAAGAATTGAATCTTCGTCCTCGATGTTGAATTCGCCCTTGGCGTACTTTGCCCACAAAACTGGGGACAAAGCATCCAGACCATACTGCCTAAGAACTGAAGCAAGGGTTGCCTTGGCATCACTAGTTACTTCTGGTACGTCTTCTCCACCAATATCGTCTCCGTTTCCGCCACCACCCCTGAACATCCCTGATGCCGCTTGACCGGAAAGAATGGCCATTGCATTCTCAACATCTCCACCGCTGTACTTTCCACTACCGTACCCAGCAAAGATTTCGTCAAGATACTCCTGCTGCGCACCAGTAACCTGCGGTCCAATATCCGAGTAGGTTTGCGATATACGTGCAGCCTCAGCTTCACGTGATTGTTCCTGCTCGAATTGACGAAGAGCCTGAGCGTACTCAGCCCCAGAACCGAAATCAGATTTGTTTGGTTTCTCAGCCATTACACCAACTTACCGAACGCACGAGCGATAGCAGATGCCATTCTCTTTGCGTCATCATTTGCTTGCTTTGTGAACTTGTATCCGTACCTGTCATCCGTCTTTAGCATTGCTTCCCACTCGCTCATAGTTGGTTGTTGGGTTTGCGGCCCACCAAAAGCAACTGAGAACTTGGGGTCCATGTAGTCGATGCTGTTCTCAGGCTTGTCTAAGATGCGAGAAGCAGCAGCACGGTACGGACTGAAGATTTCATCCAGAGTAAGACCAGCATCAATCTGTGGGGCCAGGTTGAAGTACGCAGCCTTAGCAATCTGGGCACCCTTCTTCTTGAAGGTGTCAGCGGTAATGATCTCGCCGTTGTATTCCTCGCCAGTAACAGCGGCAACAATCTGGTCATCAAGATCGGTTGGGTTATACCCGTACTGCTTGGCAATCTTGCGAAGAGCCTGAGCATCCAGGGTATCCATAAGATCCTGCTTGCCAC